GTCTTATTCAGTCTAATAGCCAGACAGTTGCCAGACTTCAGAATACTATTAAGTCACTTAACGATGACATTGCTAGACTGTCTTCGCGTACTGGCGACCTTGGCAGAGCGAATGAAGAGCTAACTGATATGACTACCGATAAAGATAGATTCATGGAAGAACGGCTTAAGATGAATGAAGAACAGTCGTACAATACTGTAATGGGTGAGATGCTTAAGGACACTGGCATTAAGACCAAAGTAATCAAACAGTACGTACCGGTCATTAACAACCTTGTGAATAAGTACCTTCAGATCCTAGACTTCTTTGTGCATTTTAATTTAGATGAAAGCTTTCAGGAAACAATTAAGTCTCGTCACCGTGATGCATTCTCGTATGACTCGTTCTCAGAAGGCGAAAAGCAGCGGATCGATCTGGCACTACTGTTTACATGGCGACAAATCGCTAAGATGAAGAATAGTGTTGCTACAAACCTATTGGTCCTGGATGAAACATTTGACTCTTCACTTGACCATGACGGTGTTGAGAATCTTATGAAGATCCTTTATTCTCTTGACGATGACAGCAACGTATTTGTTATCTCACACAAAGGAGAGATCCTTGAGAATAAGTTTAAGAACAAACTAGAGTTCTTTAAGGAAAAAAACTTTAGCCAAATGAAAGATTATGGTTTACAAGCGGCTTAAATTATGTTATAATATTTACATCATGAAGAGGATGAACTATGAAACTTACAGAATATACTACACAAGTGCTTAAAAACTTCTCTGGCATTAACAGTAACATTGTATTTTCTACAGGCAATGTTGTATCTACAATCTCTGAGGCACGTAACATTTTGTCTAGTGCTACCATTGATATGGATCTGCCATCAGACTTTGGCATCTATGACTTGAACGAGTTCCTTGGTGTGCTATCTCTTGTGGACGAACCACAGATCAAGATCGAAGAGAAATACGCTATTGTTGGTGATGCTACTGGTCGATCCAAGATCAAGTACTTTTTTACTGACATTGATATGCTTACTGCACCAAATCTGTCTATGCTTGCAAAAGCATCTGCAATGCAATCGGCTGACTTTGAGGTAAGCTTTACCCTTGACCAAGACACACTGAATAAGATCAAACGTGCAGCATCTGCTCTTGGTCATACGTCTGTGTCTGTTACCGCATCTGCTGGATCTATTGCTCTTACGGTATTTGATCCAGATAACGCGACATCTAATACATTCACCATTGAAGTGGCGGGTAAATATGAGAGTGAAGACTTTAACTTCATTATTAATATTCAGAACATGAAGATCCTTCCTGGTGATTACAGCGTTGGACTATCTTCGAAACTTATGTCCAGATTTACACATACAGAGAAGAATGTAGATTATTGGATTGCACTTGAAAAAACATCAACTTACGGAGCTTAATGATGACTAAAACGACTAAACAACAAACCCCTCAGATCGCTGATCTTTCATCTCGCATCGGTCGTAGTACGATTGCTGTTATCGATACTATCGTACAACGCGGTGGCTTTCGTGGCGAAGAGCTTAGCACTATTGGTCAGCTTCGCGATCAATGTGTACAGATCGTTGCTATGTGCGAAGCGGCAGAGTCTGATAATTAAATCTTAATTAGATTTACTTCTACTCCATAATATATTATAATGAACTATTACTTGAATCGGAGTTACTATGTCTAAAGACTTTTTGTGGTGTGAAAAATATCGCCCTAAAACAATCACCGAAACTATCCTGCCGGCACGGCTTAAGGATGTGTTTCAGAATATGGTAGATGGCGGTGAGCTTCAGAATATGTTGTTCACTGGCACTGCCGGCCTCGGTAAAACCACGGTAGCAAAGGCACTGTGTAATGAACTGGGCTTAGATTATATCATTATCAATGGATCCGAAGAGGGTAATATTGATACGCTTCGTGGTAAGATTAGACAGTTTGCCTCCACAGTCTCCTTTTCAGGCGGTTACAAAGTAATCATCTTGGACGAAGCAGATTATCTAAACCCACAGTCTACACAACCAGCGCTTCGTGGTTTTATCGAACAGTTCTCTGACAACTGTCGTTTCATTCTTACATGTAACTTTAAAAATCGTATCATTGAACCACTGCATAGCCGTTGTGGTGTGTATGAATTTAATGCTACTAAGACAGAGATTGCTGGTTTAGCTGGTAAGTTCTTTGATCGCTTTACTACTATTCTTGAGGATGAAGGTGTAACGTACGAGAAGAAAACTGTTGCAGATCTAATTATGAAGCATGCGCCAGATTGGCGCCGCGTACTAAACGAAGGTCAGCGTTGGAGTACTAGTGGTTCTATTAGCGGTAATGTTACTAATACTGCCGTTACCGGATTCGATGATCTTTTCGCAGCTATTAAATCAAAAGACTTTAAGACTATGCGTAAGTGGGTAGTTAACCACATGGACATCGATACATCTGCTATTATTCGTGGCATCTATGATCAGATGTACGAGAAAGTACAGCCACAGTCTATCCCACAACTGGTTCTTATCCTAGCTGACTATCAGTATAAAGCCGCATTCGTCGTAGACCACGAAATTAATCTAGTAGCTTGTATGACCGAGATCATGAGCGAGGTACAGATTCAATGAAATTTATCGTTGGCCTAATACTACTTTGGCTATTAATTTACAATGATGCCCAGCTATTTCAAGCTTTGCACACAGCAATCATAGGAGTATTGCAATGAGCGGATTTCAGGGTATTGATACCTGCACCATCTATGACTTCGAAACACTATCACAGAATCCTGTAGACGGCGTGGTCGTTTCTATGGCTATGATGAGCTACAGTGAAGCGCGCTTTGTTGATAAGCCGTACACATATCCTGAACTTCTTGATAAGTGTCATTACATTAAGTTTGATGTAGAGGATCAGGTTAAAAGTTATAATCGAAAGATTGAAAAAGACACGCTAGAGTGGTGGAGCAAACAAAATAAGACAGCACGGGATAAGCTTGCACCTTCATCCGATGATGTGTCTATTGCAGATCTGTATAGCTTCTTTGTGGTAAATAAGCCTGTTAATATGGAAAAGGTATATACTCGTCGTAATACCTTTGATCCTATATTTATGACATCTCTTATGAAAGCTACTGGCAATCCTGAGCCATACGCATGGTGGGATGTGCGTGATACAATCAGTTACATTGAAGGACTAGTGTATCCACAAGAGATTAAGACTAACTTTATTCCCGATGGACTAGAAGAACATTTCGTAGTGCATGACCCATGTCATGATATTGTAATGGACGTGATGCGCATCCAGACAATCGTACAAGCCGTAACGGCTTTCTAGGAGGTTATTATGCTAACAATTTATACTAAAGATAAATGTTTCTATTGTAAGAACTTGAAAAAGAATCTTGATAAATGGGGTATGGATTATCAAGAGGTTAACATTTCTAATAGTGATACTGCTATGAAATGGTTTCATAATTCAGGCCATAAGACGGTTCCACAGCTCTATTGCAATAACATAGACGTACAAAGAGGTGAATCTACAGGGTTAACAAAAGAAGTATTAATTGATAGAATAGAACGAGCGATTTGGCCTAACCTGGATAGTGGAATAGAATAATGAATCCCTTTGAATATGTGAATGCTATTAATACTAGCAAAAAAGATATTATGATCGACGACTTGGCAGAGAAAGCCTACGTTCCCTTTACCATTAATCGTTCGCTGTCATACTTTAATGACACAGTACTAGCTGCAAACGAGATGAACAAACACCACCATATTGACAATAAACTCAAATTTCATTTTCTTATAAATATCGTTAGGAAGCGTAAACGCTTCTCTAAATGGAATAAACCTGAACTGGTTTCTGACGTTGAAGTGGTAAAAGAATATTATGGCTATAGTAATCAAAAGGCCAGACAAGTACTACCACTTCTTTCATCCGACCAGATATTGAATTTGAAAGAGAAGGTATTTAAAGGTGGTAGAAGAAAATAATAACGTCCATTGGACACCACAAGACATGCTAGAGATTATCCTGGATGAGCCGGATGATTTTTTAAAGGTTCGCGAGACATTAACCCGTATTGGTGTAGCTTCACGTAAAGATAAGAAACTGTTTCAGTCTTGTCATATTCTACATAAGCAAGGCAGATATTTTATCGTGCACTTTAAGGAGCTATTCCTCCTTGATGGTAAGAAATCTAATTTAGAATTAAATGATGTACAACGTAGAAATACTATTACTACATTACTATCTGACTGGGGCTTGATTAAGCTTGCAGCTTCTGGTGAATTAGATTGCGCGGCTCTACGTCAGATAAAAATTATTCCATTCAAAGAAAAGAGTGAGTGGGAATTATGCCCTAAGTATAATATCGGTAATAAGTAATGTTTGACGATAAGTTCCTAGACGCTGTTCGAGCTAAAAAGCATTATCGTATAGATTATCCGGGGGATATTGACTATAGTTGGGATGAATTTTTACCATTCTTAGATAGTCACCCTCGTAATAAAATGACTATATCTGGCGATAAAATTAAGTTTAATCTGCTAGCTTTAGAAGCCCGAGGGTCTACTCCTCAGTTTGCTAAACATATCATCTCGGAATTAAAGAAAACTTTTCCTAAAAATGGTATAAGCGCACACGCTTTTGGAGGACTTACAGATCAGTCTAAAAGCTTTAAAATCCATAGAGATAAAATGGATGTTTTTTATCTACAGGTCTTAGGAGATATCGAATGGTCGGTTTGGGAACCAAACGATACAAATTGGTATAACGATTCAGCGTACGAAAATCTTTCTTCCGATCAGGGCAAAAAACTATTTACAGAACGATTTACTTGTGGTAAAATGATATGGATTCCCAGAGGAACTTACCATCTGGTACAGCCTTATACCAGTCGTATGGGAATTTCATTCGGGGTCGAATCTGAGATAGACCCATCAACTTACGTATAGCAGCTATACCGTAAAATCATAGCTGAAACGTATAAATATACTTGAGTGCGGATTATCCGGCTCTTAATATTCTTGCTTGAAAAAGGAGAACACAATGACAAGCAGACGAATCAACACAACTTCATTTCCACCTGCTGCTTTTGTAGGATTTGATCACCTCTTCAAAGAACTTGATCACGTCACAAAGCATGCATACGATAACTATCCTCCTCATAATATCCTTAAGATTGGTGAATCAGAATATCTGATTGAACTTGCCGTCGCTGGTTTCAGTAAAGATGGTATTGATATTGAGCTACACGATAGAACTCTTACCGTAACAGGTGATCATGTTTCAAAGGGTCGCGAGTATATTCATCGTGGTATTTCTACGAAGAAATTCAAACGCACCTTTAGATTGTCTGAACACGTGCAAGTGCACGGAGCAGATATTCAAGATGGCGTACTAGCAATTAAGTTGAAGTATGTAGTCCCAGAAGATCAGCGTCCTCGTAAAATTTCAATTGGAAACAACGAGGTCAATAATGACACACACAGTACTAACAATCCAGAACTACTTACTGAATCCAGTGAGAGAAATTATAAATACTGGGGCGGATCTAAGAACTAAATATCGTAAACATCGTGAAGCTGTTAAAGCAGTCAAAGAGCTTCGTGCTCTTACTGACCATCAGCTAAACGACATGGGTCTCACCAGAGGTGAAATCTATGATGTTGTTCATAATGGCATCAACCGAAATCTTAAAGGTTGGGTATAATATGACTGCATTAACAATGAATTACGTTGTGAATCCATTTAACGGTTTTTTTAAGACTTTATTCAAGTTTTTTGAAATCGTTGGATATGCCAGAGCAGCTAACGAACTCCATAGGCTCGGTTATTATGAAGAAGCAAAAGAATGTATTCTTCAACAGCAACGCTTAAAGGCAGAACACTAAACTAAAAGAAGTAACGCTTTAGTTCTACTATTGTGTTACTTCTACACACAACACACAAAGGAAAATAAAATGACTAATAAGAACCCCTTCGAAATCCGTGCAGATATGCTAAAGCTTGCAAAAGACTACATGGATAAACAATACGAGACAAACATCGCGGTTGCTGAGAAAATGACCGATATCGGTGAAAAAACCCTTGAAGATATCCGAGAAACATACAAAATGTATTCAACTGAAGAATTGATGGCAAAAGCTAAAGAGATGTATTCTTTCGTTTCTACTAAAGATTAATTATAAATACCCCTGTGCCATACCAAGCATGGGGGTTTTTTGTATGTCTGACGATAACTTAAACTTAAGCGAATTTGACTATATTATGGCAGCAGTGGCTGATTATACTATGGATCGTAATATCGATAAAGAAATGTTCTGGAACATTATTAATCACGTCGACGACGGGTATGAATTTTTAACGGCCATTGCGGCTCAAGGACATTTAATGGAACTTGTTGAAAATCATAATATAATGAGAAAGTACCATCGAGAAAAATCCATAAAATAAAAGGTGTACAGATGCTTTCCTATATGGTATAATATATTTAATTATGGAGGCGCTATGACTTTTTACACTAACGTGACACGGTACGGCAACCAGATCTTGTACCGTGGATACACTGATAATGGCACAGCCATTACTCAAAAATACAAATTCAAACCCACACTCTATGTAAAGACTGATAGACCTAGTGATTGGAAAACTATGGAAGGTCAACCTGTAGGTCCAGTACAGTTTGATAGTATGGGTGATGCACGTGATTTCGTAAAGCAATACGAAGGCGTTGTCGGATTTAAGGTCTGGGGTAATACTAATTACATCCATCAGTTTATTACTAGTAAATTTCCAGGTGAAGTCAAGTTCAATAGATCATTAGTCAATGTTGCTAATATCGATATCGAAGTCCATTCTGAAGATGGATTTCCTACACCAGACGAAGCTGCACATCCTATCACAGCCATTACACATAAGTCAAGCAAGTCTGCTATAT